TCTACACCATCCGCATCTGTAAATGTAGGCACTTTTTTCTGAAACATATGAACATCTTTCTTAAACTTGTCCATAATTTTAAAAATTTTATCCGCTTGTTTCTCTGTGTAATTGTCCAGTAGATCTTTTTGAAAATTTCCTGTGTAGTAAACTCTTTTTGTACCACTAGGATTACTTGGTTTGATAAGTTGTTCTAGTAAAAATCTAGCCTCTCCTATACGAGCTTTTAAATATGGGTCAAGCTCTTTCCCTTTTTTCATTCCACTCACACCACTCTCTCTTTCTATAAATCTAAACCTATTCTATTTAATTTTGGCCTAAAACTGTAAAACAATTTATTATGGTTACCAGTATCACCCACATTGGCCATTTGATATAGGTGTACCATTTCGTGTCCTAACGTATCCACAAATTCTTTTTTATTTCTATATGTGGGTTGCATCTCTAAATGAAATTGTTGAGAGCCTTTTCTTTTCCATTCCCACACAGTGACTTGTCCATAACAGTATTTTTTAGACTCGTCTTTGTAAATCTTTTTAATCTTTATATCGTTGAACGGCGCCAACATATTATTAAAAACAGATTTGTTAATCATATTAAAATATTTTTTTTTTTTTTTTTAGGTTGTTTTGTATTTTCTATTACTCACCAAATCCCTTTTCAATATTTTTTTGATTCCTGTTCGTCTTGTTGCCGTTTTCCCCATATGCCGTGTTCTCTTCCTAGTTCGTAAATTATTAGTGTAAAACCTGTGCCAAGAATTATCTTTAATTCAAGTGGCCACATTAAGATTTCCTCTATCATTGACACTCCTTATCTTTGATTTTAGAATCTTTTAACAATAAACACTTATGCGTTTTGTCAAGTTCAAGTCTTAATTCTGTCATTACACCTTCCATAATATAGGGTAAGTGTTGTTGTAAAATAGAAACCATTTGTAAAGCAAACTGGTGACCCATTTTACTCATTTCTTGCTCTAACAATTTGCCGTGATCTATGTCTTTTGAGTTTGTGATAACGTGACCAATCACTGCTTTTGTATAATCATCTGCTTTAACACTATTTTGAAACGCAGATAAACCCCACCAAAGTAGAGCTAACATAACTATCAATTTTTTCATAATATATCCTCTCGTTATATTTATAATATACACCAAAAAGGGGTATTTGTCAATGGGTATTTTGCGTGAAAAATCAATATTTTTAGGGGTGAACAAAGGGTGAACATTAGTTGTCGCACCCTTTGATTCGTAAGTTTTTATGGTTTTACAAAGTCGGCGTTCCAGCCAAATGCTTCTTTTACCATTTCACTTGTTAGACCTTTATATGTCTTATTAAGTGATTTGTTTTTTACATCTATTAGGACTTTTGCTTCATCAGCGTGTAAGCCTTCTAACATTTGTATAAACAAAGTTTCTTTTCTTATTTTGTTTAGTTGGTCATTACCACCTTTAGCAAAGTTATATAATCTCTTTGCCTCAACTTCCAAATAAGTATGTTCTGTTCCAGCTGGTGCCTCATTAGCGATGTAAGGAGGTGTTCCAGGAGGTAAGTCCCACTCTATCTTTGGATCAAACGCACCTTTTAAGATCATTCTCATACCAGGTGAATCGTATTGTCTCAATACTTCTACCTTTTTTGGTTTGTCTTTTGCGTTGTTGATTTTGGTAAAGATTTCACTAATCAATTGTTTACCAGCGCCAGCAGTTCTCGCCATTGCTTCCATTGCTTTCGGTGGTATTAGATTAGGATTTCTATCAGCCATTTTCTATTCTCCATATATATGTTTTCAAAAGTCATTTATATTTTCAATCAATGCTTTTAGTTTATTATCTATAAAATACTGTAGCAGGAGCGACCTGTCATTTACTTTATAGTTCTTGTATCTATTTATAATACTTTCAGATATGTTCTGTGGTATCATAGATAAATCTATTAATCTCTTATTTCTGTCGTAGTATTTTCTTGTTTCACTACCTAATGGTATGTTGTCTATGTTAGACCATTCCTCTAATCTCTTTTTGTTTATAGGTTTCTGTCTTTCGTCTCTTAAAAATATATCATCATCACTTAATATATTAGGAACACCATCTGATCTATCACCTTTGATAATCTGTTCTCTTAAAAATACAGTGGCATCTTGTTGTTCACCTATAAAACTTTTTAATAATGGACTAAATTGATATACATTACCATAATGTTGTAGTTGTATAAAGTCTTTGTCACCTGATATGATTAAATATAAATCTTCTGTTTGTTGTGCGACAAGTGTAGCAATTATATCATCTGCCTCTGTCTTATCTACGTGTAATACTTTGTAAGGTAGTTTGATTAAAAATTCTTCTCTTATCTCACTCATAATACCAAACAAACCATCCCAATCAATCTGGCTCTCTACTCTACCTTTACGTCTTTGATGTTTGTAGTTTGGAAATATATCTCTACGCCAAGGATCAGCAGCATCAGCACACAAAACCATTTCACCATATTCTTCTTTAAACTTAACATTAAAAGCTCTAATCGTGTTTAGAATACTATGTCTCACAGCATCTTTACTTGGTAGTTCAGATAGATTACCTCTATTCTGAGCCATCAAGTTTGAAATCATCACTTGGTTTAAATCAACTAATATCATTAAAGTACCTCTCTAACTCACCTTTAAATTTATCTATTTCTTCGTTTACTTCTTTTGTTTCTTTTTTGTTTAAGTTTAAGAAATCAGATCCACCATTGTTTAAAATAGATGTTTCATAATTACCTATTACTATACCATCTTTATCTCTGGCTGTCAAGTGTGCGTGATTAACTATTCTAACTAATTTATGGCTGTACTTATTTTTTATTTTAGCTTCAAACTCTGTACATTTTTTGTTTAGTAACTGATATAATCTGTGTTTATTGTCAATTTTATTTCCATCTTTATCGTGTGAAATAACAAAGCTGTTTTCTATATTTTTTATACTTGCTGGATAGTAGTGTCTTCTAACTAAACTAGCAACTCTATCTTGTGGAAACTGTCGGTCTCTTAATGTTCCTAATTTACAAACATTACCTAACTCTTTAATCTTTTGTGTTTTATATACGCCTGGCATTATTGTAATACTCCAATGTCATCTGACATTTTAGACCAGTCTCTACATATGTCCATAACTCTTTTTCTAAATTTAAAATTAATAAACTTGTCGTCAATCAATGTTTCAAATAGTTTATCTACACCAGCACCTAGTTGTAGATTAATATGTTTTTTAAATTTAAACTTTTTAAATTCTGGAAATGCATTTACTACGTGATGTTTTTGAAATGGTTTGTTTAGTTCTTCCCACGTTTTATTATAAAAGAAATCTTTTACTGTCATTGATAGGTAAGGTGTAATTAATTGTTTCTTGTTATTTCTAGCAATCAACTCGTGCCATAGATAACCAGCTTGATTGTTTATATCAAAATAGTTGTTTCTAAACTCATCAAACTTTTCTTTTGTTTTACCTGGACCATAATGTAATATGGCTTTTTTAGATATGCCATAGTAACCATCTGCTGCCCAACCTGATAACACTACGTTCTCTTTTATCTCTGGATATACATATAGAAATGGAAAACAGCACTCAAAATGTGTTTTCTTTTTACATCTTACTTCTTTTACTAATCTTTGAAAATCGTTTTTAATATTAAATGTTGGTACTATTACAGTAACACAATCCCAACCAAACAACTTTGACACTTCCATAGCTTTCATTGCGTCATAAGTTCTATTGTTTTCTAAATGAAATGTATATGCAGTAATCTTCTTACCTAATCTATGTGCTGCGAAAGCAACTGACAAACTATCAACACCACCTGAAAGTAAAACAGCGACCTCTTTGTCGTTAGTTTGTTGTTCAATTTGTTCTATTAATAATTTATCTATCACTTGTTTAAATAATTCTTTTTGTAATACTTATAAAATTTTTTGTCAGTAAATATTTCTACTATTTCAGATGCTGGCACTTGGTCTGATTTGATGCATTCTGCTAATGACTCATATTCATATGTATCTACCTTACGTGTCATCTTTTGTTTATTCTCGCCTACCGTAATTATAGTTCTATTCTTTTTATTGACAGTCATCACCTTTCCAACCTGGATAATCTTTTTGTAGATCATCAAGTGGACCTTTTTCTCTTTTTACTTTTTTCTTATCTAAATTTTTTGAAGCAACTAGATACGCAATGAAGAACCCTACAAAGGTTGCCAGACAACCAAATATTCCCATCAATAATCCGTGTGCTAAATCCATAAATCAAAAGGGGCGCCGAAGCGCCCCATCTTGGCTTTCTAATTACGCATCAAGTGCGATTAAATCAGATTTTTTAACAGATACTTTGTGGTTGTTGTATCTGAACGGAGTTCCGTATAAAGCTTTAATACCAGCAGCAACGATAGCTCTTGTTGGCGTACCCATTCTGTAGTATTTCTTTCCGTTTACTCTGTTACCGTAGATCATATAACCTTCGGCTCTTAAAGTGTCAATCATTGATCTTGGTGACTCTAATTCAAATTTATTTTGAATTGTAGACCAAGCAACATTGTTACCTTTTGATAACAAGTTTAACACTTTTTGTTTTTTTGATAAAGACTTTCTACCTCTAGTCTCAGCAGTTCTTTTAACTGTCTTAACTTTTACTAGTTCATCTTTAGCAAAAAGGTTTGTTAATTGTTTAAACA